GATCCTTGTTGTAGGTTCCACGCTGTATGACGGGCAAGAGCGCCCCCATACCGAGCTCTTCGGCTGCCGTGCGCTGCCCGGCCGGGTTCTTAACCTTCGCCAAGGCATTCATAATGTCGCGCTGCGTGCGCTGATAATCGATCTGCCCCCCCTTCGTGCGCGAGATATTCACACCGAGCCGGTTCAGGAGCATCATGGCCTGGGGATTGCCGCCGAACGCCGCCGAACGAATGGTGTTCTGAGAGGCAATAACGCTTTGGTCAAATTCTTCGGCACTCACGCCGGCGCGCTGGGCGGCATAGTGCCAGGCCTGCAGGTTCTGGGTGGACATGCCCAGGATCCGGGAAGTCCGCTGCAGATTGAACCCGAGGTTCCCCCAACGATCGGCCAGCGCCCCTACGCCAGCCGTACCCACGACGCCACTGAGCGCCGCCAGACCAGGAACGATTGACGCAATACGGTCAGACGCCTTGCGCGCGGTGTGGGCGACAGTCTCCAGCCCGTGCTGGACCTTCCCCAAGTTTTCGGCGCCTTTACGACCGAGGCCGACCACGCCGCCGGTGATCTTGGCGATGGGATCCGTGATCTTGTTGAACGAGGAACGGATCTTCCGGGTGATCTTGGTCGCATTGTCAATCGCACTGATGCGAAACACCAGATCATTTGCCATGCTGAGATTCCATTTTCTGGGCCATTCGATGCCACCAGAGCAGTTCGCTTAGCCTCAGGGAAAGAACCTCCCGAGGTGCCCATCCGTAGTATTTGGCAGTGGCAGCGACCGTCATTTCCCAATCGACCGCCCGGCGAATCACTTTCCCTCGGCGCCCTCGCCCTCCTCCGACTCGTCATCGTCCGAATCAGGCTCCTCGATTTCCGGATTCATGAACTCCATCAGATAGTTCGACGCCCTCGTGAAATCACGTGCCCTCATCTTCCCGATGACAGCCAGTGGTACGCCTGAGATCTTAGCAATCATCCGACGCAGCGCATTTCCGGCGTCTGCAGCACTGAGCCGAGAGAATTCAAGCATCTCATCGGCCAAGGGCTCACGCAATTCGAGCTGGGTATAGGTTTCAGCGTCTGCGCCGGTGCCAAGCGCAATCGGCTTGCGAAGCGTCAGGGTGAATTCGTCTTCAAGTTCTTTTTTGGACATATCAGTTCGCTGTCTGTTCAGAAACCAGGGGGCCTTCGAACTTCAGGTCGCCTGTGGCTTCAGTGCTGTCGATTTCTTGGGCTTCCACGCAGGCCATGTTCCGGCCTACCACCGTTTTGCCATTGGCCAACTGGAGCACGACGGTGACATTGCGCATGCCGTTGAAATCGGAGATGACCAGGTCACCGGCATCGCGAACCGTGAATGAGATGGAGCCGGGCACGGGCGTTTCCTTGACGCCGTGGTAGCCATCCATGCCCATGAGCGTTTCACGACGCACTGTCGAGGGGCTGTACTTCGCCGCCCCTTCCAACATGTAGGAATTGCCATCGACCGTGATTTGCGCGGTACCGGCGAGAACATTTGCCATATCTAAGCCCCAGAATTAGAAAACCCGGCTCGGGGCCGGGTCAGTGAAGGAGAGAGGGTTGAATTTCGGCCTCGAGCCGCGCGCGACGCTCTCGAAACTCTGGAATTACGCGTTTTCTCTCAAGCATCAGACGCGAGCCAAAGGAGGCTTTGATTTGTGTGGAGACTTCTTCAGCAACCAATGCCTGGAGTTGCTGATAAAGGTTCTGGTTGCGCTGATACAGCGCGTCACGCATTCGATAGAACTCACGGACGAGCGCCACCTTGAATGCCACCACCTTTTCGTTGTTACGCATAAAGGTGATCAGAAGAGTGGTCTGCTGCTCATTGAGTAATGCGATCTCCCGATATTGCGTGCCACCCATGGTTCCAAAGGGTCGCATTTCAAATGCGACCCTTCCAAACTCTTCCAACACGTCGACGCGTTGACGAATTAGCTGAAGGACACTTTTATGCTTTGCCTTCATTCCATGAGCAATTACCAAGCTCGATGCCAATGGCTCGCCCTTGATTACGGAGACGAGAGGTTCAAACGATGAATGCATGTCGCACTCCCATAACGCCTAGAAAAAAAGAGGAGCGCGGCCAGCGGCTGGAGGCGTGCCCAGCCGTTTTCGGGAGCTACCCTAGGCCACGCTTTGGAAATGCCGCCAATGGCGGCTGGAGACAACCACAGGTGAGTTATGCGGTGGCCGGCACGATGTTCATGAACTGCATGAGCAACGCAAAGATGCGCAGTTGATCGATCAGGATGGCCGGATACAGAACGTTCACGCGATTGGGATTGCTGGTGTCCTGCTCGACAATGAGGCCCTTGGCAAACACGGCGGCGCCCTGGACCCAGCCATCGTCGTCCTGCATGGATTGATAGTCGGCGATCATATCTGCCCTGATCGTGTTGGGCGTGACGATGTTCGACCCCGGCGCGGGACGCGTACCATTGGCTGCGAGTTTCTTGCGGGCATACTTGGTCGTAACCACCGTTTTCAAACGACGCAGCACGGCGGCCAAGGTGTTCATCGCTTCCACTTCCAGGTAGCTGTCGTCGGGCTGGCCGAAGCTATTCTTCTGGTAGGTGGTGATGAGGTTTTCGATCGCGACCGTGCCATCATCCGCGACCGTGAAGGTGCTGATCCCCGTATACAGTAGCGTGTTCCGGTCCGTGAGGTCGAATCGGGACGCCACCGGCGGCGCCAGGAAACTCGCCAGCGCGACGGTCTGCATGGGCTGTGCGGGATCTGCTCGGCAGGACACCGCCGCGGCCGCAGTGATATCGGCGGCCATGATCCACGCGGGCGTGGGCGAGTCATTGAAACCCATTACCGATGCATGTTCGTCATTGCGCGCGGCACCGAACGTCTGACACGTGGCGAGCGTGCCACGGTAGGCGCCATACGCATGCCCGTAGAGCTGTTTGGACCAGCTCCAACGGCCCGTTGTCGTGGACAGAAACCCTTTCACCGCGTCCAGCGACGTGGTGTCGGTGTACGGCATGGCAATGAAATCGAAGAGCATGTCGCCAAGGTTGGCCAAGGCTGTGGTGAGGGCTGGATTTGTAGCGCCCCCCGACATGGGGGTAATAGTAACCGCCCGGCCAGTAGGAATCACTTCCCCGCTCTGCGCGCCCCGGTAGTTGAGACGGATATCGATATCGTTGCCGGCCAAGCCCTTGTTTTTCGAGGTGATATTGACCTTGCTGGTGGTTGTCTCGTCGACGGCGGCCGTCACCGGCAAATCCGTCTGAGCATTTATGGCGGTAGCCAATGCCGTGGCCAGGCTGGCAACTGTCATGTCCGGCGTGCACACCAGCGAGACAACCGGGGAATTGGCAAAGGCGGCGATGTACAAAGACAGAACACCGGTCGCAGTGGCCGCGTTGGTGAACTCGATCGAGCCCGTGGCGGCCACTGCGCTTGCATCGTCCGCCAGCGGCAGATACCAGACTTCGCCGAAGCTGTCCCGGGCGCGATAAGCCTGGGTCATCAGAGCCAGCATGGAACCCTGGCCACCCACGGTTTTTGCGTCGGCAACGCCCTGGGAGATCGTCGGCGTATTCGCAGCTCCGGTTCCAGAAGAGGTCATCTGTCCGATAATCAGCGCCCGCTGATTGATCGTCCCAGTGTTGGCTCGACTCGGATCGATATCCGCATAAAAGAGTGGAACTCGGATGTTCTGCGGAATATTGGGAAAGGTGATCGGCATTTACTTGGCTCCCTTGCTGGTGACGCTGTTCGCGGGCTTCGCACTCGAGGGCGAAGACGGGATGGATGGGTCGGGAGCGGCCAGCACGACGTCACCGTCGCGCAGGCGGCGCGCCCAATACAGGTCGAACTCACTGACTTCCATACCGTCATCGGGCATGAATTGCTTACGCACCGGGTCGATCACTCGAAGCCCGGCTGCTGGCTTGACGTACATACGTCGCTCCTTAGGTTTGGGGTATCTCGATATCCGCGCCGGGAACCGTCGTGCCGTCTGGCATTTGGATACGAGCGCTGACCTCTTCAAGCGGGCTTGCCGGGACGGGGTAAAAGTCCTCGGGTCCTTGCACGAACTCCATGCCGATCTGAACGATGACTTCGCCGATTGGTCGTTCTCCTTCCGCGCTGATCGAAATCTGCGAGCGGAAGAACGGGTATTGCTGGAGCTGGCTCATCAATGCGGGGTAATTGATGACCGCTGCCTTGATCTGTTCCCGGTATTCCTCGAGAATCGACTCTGCGGCGGCCGCCGCTTGATCAGATGTCGTTCCGGGCACGTGAATGCGCGCAGACACATGGATGGTCGAGGTGACCGTGAAAGCCGGTGGGCCATTGCGCCCGAAGCTCTGCCCCTCTTCCTCCGGGGCCCGGACCAGCACTACCGGATAGTCGCCCGACCAGGTTGACCAGGTTCGAGGCGAGTAGATGTTGGTGCCGGCGCCCGTCTTGGACTGCAGCGCCGTGACGGTCAACTCACGAAGATCAGCGGTCGTCGTCATAGCGCATCCGACCGTTGAAGTTGCAGCCGGAGTTCTCCCACCCCATCCGGTTGGACATCTCGAATGACATAGGTGGCACCGTTGCTGGCGATCTTGATGGAATCATTCCGGACCGGAGGGCGCGCGCCGAACTGGCTGCTGCGAACAGCAAACACTGGCGCAACGGAATTCACGCCAATCGAACCGTCTTCCAGCACCACATCTTGCGTGAAACCGTTGAAGAAGACGCCGATGATGTCACTCGAGCCACCTTCATTCGGAAGGAAGGTGGCGGGTTCGCCGAACGTCTCGTGACACGGCCCAAGGACCTCGGCGTCCCAATCGATACCCATTACGCCACCACACCACCGGGCTTGCGGCCGCCGATGACCTTCAACGTCCCCACGGCGACACCGCCCCCGGTGGCTTCGCTGTCGACGTCAGCAACGATGAAGCCCAGCGCCAGCAGTTGACGCATTTCCTCCATGTCCAACGACACAGGGTCGCCGGGGCGAAGCGTTTTCTTGTTTTTTCCGACAGTGAGTGTCCGGCCCGAAGCGACCACAAAATGCGGTTCATCCTCGACGAACGGCTCAATGCCCGAGCCATCGTCGCGTGTTGGCTCGATCTCGTTAACCGCTTCCTGCGTTTCGGCCGCCGTAGACGTGTCGGTAACCACCGACTCCTGTTCACCTGATTGGGCGTCACCCGCCGGCGCCGGTGCTGCGACGGCGGGGTTAGAACGCGGGCGCGCCATTAGTCACCCGAAGCCGCCGGGCACACGGTGGCGCTCAACGACGCATTGACGCGACTGGGAATGACCAGAGGAGCAGACTGCAGCATGATGAAGCGCTGCGCCGGATCGGGCTGCACCCAGGTCTTGGGTGCATAAGGAAGTGCCTGATAGTTGAAATCAGGATCCTTGATCATGCCGAACGCACGGGTGCCCATCATGTTCGGGCCGCTCATGATGATGGAGCCGTCGGCGACCATGGGGACTTCGTGGTTGTTTTCGTCCACGAACCAGTCGTTGTAGACCCACAGATCGTATTGCCCCCAATGCCCCATGTAGACGGCACCCTGCTCGATGCGCGCCCCCGGGTCCACGATGTTCCCGCTGGGATTCAGGGACGGGAAGATGATGGCGCCCTTGAGTGCCGGGTCCAGCTTGAAGCCTTCCCAGGCACTGGTGCTGAAGACGATATCGGTCACCTTGGCGCCGGACGCCTTGAGGATACGCTGCTGCCAGGCAGTGATGTCCGCCGTCGGGATGGCGGTCGGCGAATCACCCAGCACGTTGGCACGGGTCCACTGGTTGGTGCCGGTCAGGGCCACCGTCAGGGACGAGTCGCGGCCAAAGTCGATGGTGACCTGTTCGAAACCATCACCCTCGACCGTCAGTTTCCCTGTCTGGAGGGATTGCGCCGCCATCCATTCCAGGCGCCGGTTGATGATGTCGACCTGGTCCGCCATTTCGGCGTACAGATTGGCCATTTCGCGTTCTTCGCCGGTGAGCTCGCCACCGATACGCTCGCCGATCATGCGGCGCACGGGCTTGAGCAGGTCGGGTGCACGCTTGTCCTTGATGTAGGCAGGCGTGAACTCGTTGGTCTGGTAGCGACGCTGTTCGACCAAGCGCCCTTCGACCAAGGGCGATACGAACGGCGCCATCCGGCGCTTGCCGACGTCGATGTCGATCGACACCTTTTCCGTGTCGGACGTCACGATGTTGGGAAAAAACTTGTCCAGCAGGAACTGCTGCGCCGTCTTCAGGTTCGGGACAACCTGAATGAGCGTATTGGTGTCATAGATCAGCATTGAAATCTCCGGTTTGGATTGCGGCAGCCAAAAAAAAGCCCCGCCGAAGCGGGGCAGATTCGAAGCGGATGCCTTTACGTGGGATCGGCCGCAGAGACCGAGGATTTGAGGAAAATGGCGACCTTGCGGAGTTCCGCACGGATGCCATCGAGTGACCAGGAACCGTCGAAGGTGATCGCCGCCTGATTGAACTCACCCATCACATACACGCCAGCCGTCTGCGCAGCGGAGCTCGCATCGGTGTCCGTCACCAGCACCGCCGACGGATTCTGGGAACCATCATTGGCGCTCTTGACAGAAAGGATGTAGTCGCCAGTGGCCTCGACGACTTCCAGCGTGAAGGAATCGCCAGCGACGAATGCTGTGCCGCCAGCAGTCAGCGTGAAATTAACGGTGTCGCTGGTGTAGGCGGTCCCCACCGTCGCATTGGCTTGGGCGTTACCTTCGGGGTCGGTGACGGTAAAGGTCGTTGCGGAACTGGCCGTGAGAGTGAATACCCCGTACTTCGGCGACGCTCCGATCGAGATCGAACCGAGCGTGCCATTGCCAGTATTGCCGGCGCCAGCGGCCGTGGTGACGCTGTCGGTCGACTTCTGACCCAGGATAGAGCCGCGCTTCAGATTTCCCGATGCGATGCGGGCCTGCTGCGTGACAAGTTTGAGATTGCCCGCGATCAGCTGATCGGGGATGAACGTCTCGGCGTTGATCCCCGGCTGTTGGGGATTCTCGCCAATCGAGCTTACGTTGAGAGTCATCGACTTCTCCTTTCAGAATTTGAGGTGAAAAGGCGCAGCCGATTACTTCTGGCGCACGCGTTCGCCGACCGCGACGATGCGATCGGCCAGGGATTTGGCGGGGTTGCCCGAGCGCTTGCCGCCGTTTGCACCGGGATTGGCCGGCTGAACCGCGGCCATCCGGTCGCCCAGGCTGCGGTGACGAGGCTTGGATGCCTGCGCATCCTGCATCGCCGCATCCAGCGCCGCCTTGGCTTGCTTGGCCGTCAGGTCGGTACCGAATGCGAAGCTGCAGGCCAGCATCGTGCGCTGCATCTTGACGCCATGGGCGACGATGGCGGCACAGCGCTTGCGCTCGGCCTCGCGAGCGGCCTTTTTGGCATCGCTGGGCTTGTCTTCGTCCTCGTCTTCGTCAGGATCCTTGGTGTCGTCGGCGTCCGGGTCGTCGTCCTTAAGGTCGTCCGCATCAGGATCGTCGACGTCTTTGGAATCGTCAGCGTCAGGATCCTTGTCGTCCTCGTCTTCGTCAGGATCCTTGGTGTCGTCGTCCAAGGCGGCCATCCGACGCGCATAGTCCTCGTCGGACTCGTCGTCGCGCTGCTTGCGGTCCTCGTCCAGATCGTCGTCATCCTGGTCTTCCGCACGCGGAGCCCGGCCGAAGAATTGTGCGAACGGCGAGATGCGCGTCGCTTTGCGTTGGCGTTGTTTCATAGAGCTTCCTCTCAAGAAATAGGGGCCAGCTCGTCTAGCAAGGCCCTGAAAGCGGCGTCGGGCGCCATGACCGCATCCGCCAATCCGAGCGACACGCCATCGGGGCCCATAAAGCACCCCGCCTGCGTGCCGCGCACGGCGGCGGCTGCGATGTTGCGGTTACGGGCGACCGTCTCGACAAACAGTTCGCCCATTGAGTTGATTTCCGCCTGGAATGACGCCAGCGCCTCCTCCGACAGAGGAAGTTCGCGCGCACCGTCGGCTTTGCGATCACCGTAGGTGACGAACGTCACCTGAAGACCAGCGCTTGTGATGGCCTTGGACCAATCCACATGCATCCAGATCACGCCGACACTGCCAACGCCCCCTGTACGAGGTACGATGATGCGATCAGCCGCGCTGGCCAGGGCATAGGCGGCGGAATAGGCCGATTCGCTCAGGATCGCCCAGATGGGCTTATCGCCACGGGCGGAATAAATGGTGTCGACCAAGTCGAAGCAACCAGCTACTTCTCCGCCCGGGGAATCCACAGACAACACGATCGCATCGACGGCGGGGTCATTCAGCGCAGTGAGAAAATTCTGTCGGATGCCGTCGTACCCGGTCATGCCGCTGTACGGCCGAAGGCTTCCGAGCTTCTGGACAAGCGTGCCGCACACATCGATGCAGGCGACACCGTTGTAGTTTTCGTATCCTTCGGTGGC